CATTGCTACAATAGGTGGATCTTCTGGAATTAAAATTGGCGATGGAACAATATATATTGGAGTTGGAAATCACGATAATACCGACACAGGTTTTTATGTTGATAGTACCGGAAAATTTTCTCTAAAAAATAAATTTGTTTGGAATGGAACATCCTTAACTATAGCTGGTGATGTAACAATAGGAAGTACATCTGGTTCAACAATAGCTTCTGGTGCAGCTAGTGGAGCTACGGCTTTACAGCCAGGTCAAGCAGCATCAGATGTAAATTCAAATTCAACAACTATTTCCGGTGGAAAAATTAGAACAGGAACTATAGAGTCTACTGGTTACTCTTATTCATCTGGAAACTTTTCTACAAGTGGTACCCAGATAAATCTTGATAATGGATTAATAAGATCTAAAAACTTTGCGATTGATAGTTCAGGCAATGCTTACTTCAGTGGTACGATTACGGCTTCATCTGGAACAATAGGTGGTTGGAGTATTGGTGCAGTATCTGGTTTTACTGGTAGTATTTATGTTCAAAATGGTTCAGATCTATCACTTATGTCACCAACTGGAGTGGCATGGTTTAGTGCCGGAGTTGTGACTACTCAAGTAAATGGCTTTACAAGTGGTGTGACAACTAATGGGGGAGCTTTAAATAGTATGTTCATAAGAAATATTCAGTATGGAGGAACTAAACCAGGGACTCCAGCAATTGGAGATATATACCTTTCATAGGATTTAATTATGGCTATTGAAGTATGGAATGGAATTAGTTGGCAAGATGTAGATGATCCTGAGATATATAATGGTTCATCTTGGCTTAATGTTCAAAGAGGAGAAATATGGACCGGTTCAGGTTGGGAAACCTTTTATATTAGATCAGTAGGAAATGGCGGAACAGCCGCAGCACCAGTCATTGCCCTATCAGATAAGAGTAGTAGAAGAATTAGAATTACTGTAAGTCATACAAATACAACTGGAGATAAGGTTATTGTTGTCGCATATGCCGACAATACAAGTCCGCCAAGTATATTATCTCCAGTTGAAACTGAAATTCATCCAGATACTGGTTACACTACAACAACATATTCTGGTCAAATTGAAACTTTTGGATCCAATACTTATAATAGTATTTTAGATAAAAATACAACTTATTATATTGGATCTGTAGCAATGTTTTACAATAATTCTGGTGGACTTATTAAGTCAGTCCCCGGTAATACATTAACAATCACAACACACCCATACTACACTGCAGGGCAACCAGTAAATTTAGAAGACTATAGAACTACTACATCAATCTCTTTACTAACAACAGGTAATGCCTACAATAATGGAACAGCATGGATTCAATGGCAATATCAGAGAAGAGTGGCAAGTCCAGTTGGGGCATGGGCTGATGTAGGTACAGTTAATGCGAGTTCTGATGTTCTTACGGATAATGAAACAGCTGAGTTTAAAGCTTATAATTTTGAAAGTTTATCTTCAACATATGAATATAGATTTAGGGCTAGAGTAGTTTATTCTGGATTAGGAAATAGCAACTCTGAAGTCGGTCCTTGGAGTGCTTATTCTGATGCAATTAGGCCAAAAAGATATGTTGCTACACAATCAGGAAGTAATCCACTTAATAATACAACGTATTTTACTAGTGCTAGCACGGGCAGTGCTAGTAGCACCACTGGATCATATACTTATGATTTAGCATCAGATGGGAATAACAATACTGCGTGGATATCTAGTGGAACTGGAACAACAACAACAGCTGCCATAGCTGTAGATAACATTTCAAGAGACGGAAGTTATACATATTTTGAAAAGATTGGTGGTTATGATTTACTTAGCGTAACTGAAGCAAAAGTAACAGATTCGAGCACCCTAACATACGCAGCATTATTTAGGTATACATATGCGGTAAGTCCAGAAAGATGGACAGCAATTACAGCATCAACAGCAAATGATGCTTTTGTTTATCCATTTTATACTGGAGACTCTGTAAATATCCAAGATGCTGACGTAGGTGGCATTAACGGAACTAGAACTGTTGTGCAAAGAAAATCTTCAGATAACCTAGCATTTGTTACAAACGCTGCGGCAATAACAAATGCCTGGACTATTGATAGTATATCCTTAAGAGGTAGTACCATAAATGGTAATCCTGTATCAAATTTAAATACTCCGTACGCAACATTTAGAACCGCCGAATTTGTTTCCGGTAGTACTTCAACAGTAAGAATAGCGAATAGTTTATTGGTAGGCTCAGCACCCTCGTTTAGTGAGGGTTCATCTGATGCTAATATATACTTAACTGGGACCTATGCTAAGGGGTCGGGTGAAGAAAGTTTGGCGTACTATTTTGTGCCAACAAAAACAAACGCCAGAATGATATCTGGTACTAATAGTGTTAGAGTAAAAAATGGTGTTAACGCGTGTAGTATTACGGTATATTTAAATGGCACAGATTTGGGTACACAATCATTTTCCGGAGATGAAGAAAAATATTTTTCTATACCATCAGGAACAAAGTACCCAGATCAAGGCCCTAGTAATGATGCGTTTTCTGTTAGTGTATTTGCAACAAGAGTTGACACAGGATTTGGCTGGCTATCTTCAGTTAAAGAAGTTCAAGTTAATTATACTTATGATGAATTAGTATAGGAGAAAAATGAGATATATATTACACAATTCAAAATTAATAGACAAAATAATAAATTTAGATACAAATAATTTAAATATAGAAATTATTACTAGCACTAATGATAATTTATTTGAAGATAAAACATTTATATCTTATTTAAAATCAAATACATCTTTTGAAAATAATGAAAATTATTTAGATTGTAAAATAAAAGAATTAACTGAACAAGAAGCTTTAAATTTTATAAAATCTATTAATGACAAATATTTAGTAGACTTAAATATGGATGGAACTATATCGATACATTTGGAAACTTCTGATATAAGAATAAATATATTTAATGAAAATATTAAACCATTTAGAGATTGGCAATGGAACGAGCAGTTTAAAAAATGGGTACAAACTTCAACTAAATTAAATGAAGTTATTTTTGAATCAGAGTGGAATGAAGAAAAACAAAAATGGATATCAGAGTGTAAAGTAAATCCAAATAGGTTATTTCGAGCATTTCAAGTTTGGAAAGTTGAAGAAAAAAGTAATAGTTCAGTTTTCAGTAAAGCGTGCTCCAATACTGAATATATGATTAAAACTATGCAAGAAGAAACTCATGGTTTTACATTTGTAAATGAACTTGTAACTTCCACCGAAGATAATCAAGTTATATTTCCTCTTATATCAAAACACTATGTTCTCATAGACTTGGCACCTCTAGTTGTTATTACCTATTCAGAAACAAATAGCGAAACATTAGTTGAATCTGTATACAAAACACACCCCCAGAGTACGTCTAGAACAATTCATGAATTATTTAGACTGATAATAGAGTGGGCCTATAGTTATACGGAATTCAACAATACGGAACCAATGGCTAAGCTCTCTCACAATATACTTCAAGCGCTCCAGATGCCCAAAGCAGTAAGAGATGACATAATGGCCATTAGGCCACAGCCAGTTGCTAGATTTATATCTGGAGACTCAAATGCACTCGAAGAGTATGACACCGATACCCCAATGCCAGAGTCGTTTAAGCTATGGATTTCAGACATGTATTATTTTTTTAGAAGCAGAACAGTGGAACTTCCACTAAATATAGATGAGAATAATCTACCAGAGCTATACCCTATGTGATATAATGTAGTGTGTATTTAAGGAGAAAAAATGAACAATGATCTTGATATAAACATATTGGTTCAAACGTTTAATGAGCGAATGGCCCAAATGATGACAGAGATTGTTATAAAAGAAGCCACTATTAAGCAGTTAACAGCTCAGATTGAGCAACTGGCTGCGCAGCAAAAAACAGTAAAAACAATAAAAACAAAAACAGATGAATTTGAGTGAGGTAAATAAAATGTCAGATGTAATTGATGTAAATGAAGCAGTTGAGCCAAAAAAGGAGTTCACTATTGAGATTAAGATCTCAGATGCGAATTTGCAGTATAAGAGTGATTTCAATGAAGCCGAAACAGTGTTTTGGATGGAGTCTGTCAAAACGCTTATTCTAAATAACGCGTTTGCTAGATCGCAGCAATCTGGTCAGTAACTTATAAAAAAAAATCCATAAGGCTACTATTATGATAGCTTTTATATTGGAGAAGATAAATGGCAGTTCTCGATTTTTTGCCTTTTCGGCAAGTTGATAAAAAGAATAATATTGTAGCAAAAGCTCTTAAACCAGAAGAAATTAAATCTGTAAGCAAAGCGATGAAAGTCGCTGCTCTTGCACTTGGTTTTCAGGGCAATACATACTATTATAACAATAGAGCTACATTTGAACCTTCTCCCTATGACTTTGATCGTATTATGCAAGCTGCAGATACAGATTCTTACGTTAAACAGGCAATAAATAAATATAAAGAATTGTTCTGGAAAGAAAGCTGGTCAATAGTCGGAGAAAATCCGGAAGCTGTATCTTATCTATATCAAAGAATAGATTATATGGAAATGGCCATGAAAAGGCCGTTTTTAGATTTTTTAATCGAAATTACTGAACATATTGTAAAGTATGCGAATGTTTTTATAGTTAAGGCTAGAGGTGACATATCGGAATATTTTCCAACTCCAATATCAGGAGTAAATGCACCGCAGCCTGTAGTGGGTTATTATTTAATTCCTACGGAACAAGTTAGAATTCTAAGAGATAAGTTTAATAGACCAAGATCTTATCAGCAGGCTACAGATCCTCTGACCTACATGCCATCAGAACGAGATCCGGTATGGTCAGCTGATCGTGTTATTCATATGTATTTGGATAAAAAGTCAGGCCGAGCTTTCGGTACTCCGTTTCTAAGTTCTGTTCTAGATGATGTTGTTGCCCTTCGTCAGATTGAAGAAGATATCCAGAACCTTGTTCATAGAGAACTTTTTCCATTATATAAATACACCATAGGCACCGCAGACCAGCCAGCAGAGCCTCAGGAAATCTCCAACGCAGCATCTGAGATAGAATCCTTAAGAGCAGAGGGTGGCCTAATTCTTCCTTACAGACACAACATTGAAGTTATCGGTGCCAACAATAGCGCACTTGAAGCTTCGCAATACCTGGAGCACTTTAAGGAAAGAGTTGCAGTTGGGCTTGGGGTTGCCCCTCATCACCTAGGTATGATGATGAATGGTGGAAACAGATCAGTGACTGATCGTCTAGACACTGCTTTGTATGATAAAGTTAAGCAGTATCAGAAGATAATGGCAGAAATGATTAGGGTTCATATTTTTAATGAACTTTTACTTGAAGGCGGATTTGACCCCGTAACTAATCCTTTGGAAGAAGGTTCTTCTGACAGATGCTATTTCAAGTTTAACGAAATAGACGTTGATACTCAAGTTAAAAAAGAAACGCATGTTATACAAAAGTATGTTAATAACATTATTTCAATCAAAGAAGCAAGACTAGAACTTGGCATTAATCCTGATTATGAAGAAGATGAAATGTTTGCTGCCATACAGGGTAAAGTTCAAATGGATTTAGCAAAAAACCAAGCAGAACTAACAATGACAAAGTCGGCTCCTAAAGACGCTGTTATAGATGGCGATAAGCAAGCTCCGGCACAAAAAGGCCAAAGAAACTTACCAAATCAAAGACGTGGCGTCGGAAATGCAACACGTCCAGCAAATCAGCAAGGTAGAAATACTTCACCAAATATCAGAAGATCAGACAACGCATGGTTGACATTAGTTGAAAATGCCCTTGAATCAGAGTATACTATAGTCTATACAAAAGAGGAAAAGGAAATTGATAATGTCGACAGATCTGACACTAAAGAATGAACAGCTAATTTCTTATTTAGCAACAAATGACTCAATTCGCGCCTTAGAAAAAACAGTAGACAATGGTCAGTCTAGACTTGCTCTTCAGGTAGTTCTTGAGATTGTATCGGAGCTAACAGAAAGACTTTTTGCCCTAGAGGAAAAAGTTAATCCGATTGAAGATGAGCCAGAGGAAGCATTGGCCGCTAGCGAAGTAGTCATTGAAAGTCAGACTCCTGCAAAGTTAGAGTCTCCGGTAAAAGCTGAAAAGGATCAATCAAAGTCTGATGAAGCTGTAGCGACAAAGTCTGAGGAAATTAAAGCTTCTAAATGAAACTTCTAATAGGATGTCCAATGTACAAGAGATCTTGGATATTACCTCATTGGATTCGCTGTATCGTTAATCAGTCTCTTCCTATTGAAGATATTGGTTTTGTTTTTGAGGTTTCTCCAGATGATACTGAAACAATCCAATCTTTAGAGGCATGGAAAAAATACGATAATAGGATACCTTATTTCAATATAAACATAAGAAAAGATATACCACACTTTCAGCATGAAAACAATGGAAGACAGTGGACATTGTCTAAGTATCAAAATATGGTTTCCTTAAGAAACTCTTTGCTCTCTACTGTTAGAGATGTTTCTCCAGAATACTACTTTAGCTTAGATTCTGATATATTATTAACAAATCCAAATACTTTAGAGCTGTTAATTGCACATATTAAGTCCGGTGCTGACGCAGTTAATCCTCTCATGTTCATGACTCCTTTCGGTACAATGTATCCGAGTGTGATGACATGGAGAGAAGGTATGACTAGAAAAGCATTTAGACAGGAAAAGTATTCTCTTGGAACTTATTTTAAATCTGACGTAATCATGGCTGCAAAAATGATGAACAAGAAGGTATATTCAAATATAGACTACAGCGTCCATGAGCAAGGTGAGGATGTAGGCTGGTCATGGGAGTGTAAAGAGGCTGGTTATAATTTATTCTGCGCTTCATACATCTATGCTCCACACATAATGTCTGAGTTAATGTATGGGTCATTTTTAAAGCACGGGGATGAAAGATCAGCGCTAATATTTGAAAACTATACTAAAGTGTGATATATTTATATAAAATTGTTCAATGTTATAAAAACAAACTTACTATTAAAATAGATATTAATAAATAGGGGAATACATGTCTTTTGATTTTGTAGAAAACTTTACATTACAGCTTCCTGATTTTTCAAAATCAGATATAGATTTTTCAGAATCATTTAACTCCAGGCACGGCTTGATTATAGAGGTCGCCGCAATACACGAGGGCTTGACTTCTAATTATAATCATTATTCAGCCATAGAGTTAGAGAAGGCACTTCAATCATGGGTTGAGCCTTATCCAAAGCCAATTATTCTTAATCATGACTTAAATACAGAGCCTATTGGCAGGGTAATGGCTGCCAAGATGGACAAAGAGTCAGATGGAAGCGCTTTTGTTAGATTGCAAATTGCAATCACTGATCCTGTTGCAGCCCAAAAGGTTATCGATAAGAGATACTTGACGGGTTCGGTTGGAGGAAGGGCTACAAAAGCTGTTTGTAGTATTTCTGGTGAAGATCTAGCGAGAGAAGATGACTCAGGTCGTCCCCGTATGCCCAAGTTTAAAAAGGGCAAGGTTTACAAAGGCAAGCTAGCATACATTGATATGCAGGATATTTCCTTCAAGGAATACTCTTTTGTAAATCAGCCGGCAGATCAAAAATCCGGAGTGAGATCCACAAAAATGCAAGATGGGAAAACAGAAATCTCAGACTCTGAAGGTTGGATTGCAAAAAGCGCTGCGTTTGTCCTCAGCATGGATAATGAAGATATTATTTCAATTGAGGAAAATAGATCAATTCTTTCTGATATGAAGAAGAAGGAATCGAAACCCATTTACTTACATTTAAAGGGCGCATTTTTAACTGCGTTGGCCCTTCAGGAAAGTGAAAGTTATATAAGTAATGCTAATTCATTACTATCCAATGAAGATTCTGAAAAAAATAATTCTGAGGAGACTCATAGCATGAAAGATGTTAATAAAGAAGAAGATATTCTAGCTGTAGCCGAAGGGCTAAGCGAGGATCTCTCTAATATAGCAGCTTCTTCTTCCGAAGAGCCTTCAGCTACAACTGACGAAAAGGTTGTCGAAGAGGCTTCAGAAGAAAAGACTGAAGAGGTTTCAGAAGAGTCTGTAGAAACGGGCTCGGAAGAAGAGAACTCAGCTGACGATTCAGAAGAGGCGGATGTACAAACTGTAGATTCCGAAAATGCTGAAAAGCCAGAAGAGTCATCGGTCGAAAAGACTGATGAGAGTCAAGAAGATGCCGAAGAGGCCAGTGAGCTCAGCGATAACAAAGAGGGCGTTGAGCAAGATGCTGACACACTTAAGGCAAGAATTAAGCTTCTTGAAGAAGAAAATGCAAAGCTCAAAAGCGCTCTGCATAGAACTCTAGTTGAAAGAGTTGTTGATACTAAGGTCGGCTTGGGCTTAGAGTCTGTTGATGATCGCGAAAAGCTTATTGAAGAGCATGC